GTCATAGTCGATAAGGAGTGGGGAGCATGATAAAAATTACTGACCTACGCAATACGCGTATCTTCCAAACAATCAGGGCTTTGTGGCAGCGGCTGCGTCCTCAAAAGATTATGCACACCGCCGAGCTAGTGGTGAAGCCCAGAACCATTTCAAGCAAGGATGAAGAAAACCTGACGGTGGATGGCTTAGCCAACGCTGTATCCATACATGATATGTTGGACTACCTGCCGGGATATTTCGACGACCTCAAGGCGTTACGGAAATACGACCCTGCCACATACTCTATTATGGCTAAGCTTGGCGGTGTTGTAGTACCCGAAAATTCAGGGTTTCGGCATAACACGCTTCTACCAAAAGTTTTGGATAATCCGCCCATGATGCGTTGTATCTTCTTCAAGAAGAGCGACCAATACCAAAAAAAGGAAGACACTTACAGTGCGTCGATCATATATATGATGCGGCTCAAAGGTGGCATGACATACGTAGGACGGGAGGGCGGTTACTGCCACTTGCCTGTAGGAATTTGTTACCGTGTAGTGATCGTGTACAACCATGACCTTGGTTCTTTCGCGGAGAGCTTTTTCGTACATTATGACGAGAACCATAAAATGTCTGTTGTGAACGAAAATAAGTTAGTTCAGCAGGTGATACGACATAACAGTAACAAAGGTTTCAAGCACCGCAGGGGTAATACTAATGTGGTTCACCGCAAGACGATAACTCCATTCTTCCTTAGAGAGATGGTCACCGAACAGAAAAAATTAGGTATGGAAGTGCAGACAACAGACGAGATTGCCACTACCCTATGTAATATATGTTTGTCCGCCCAGCGTCCGTCAGAGGCTATCTTAGTTCGTGCGAATAAATCTGATATGGCAGCGTCGTGGACGATTGACCGGCGAGATGGTAAGCGGTTCTTCGCTAAACGTGTGACGGGTTCTGCTACGGACGGGAAGCGTAAGCGTATCCTCCATTATGTAGGTGATTTCACCCGTGATACCGATGGACGTACAAGCTATGTGCGTGAGCATTACCGAGGAGAGCGCTCGTTCTCGTGGATGGGGTATGGGATAGAAGTTAGTGGGCTGGGCTTCCACCACCAAGACTTTTACGATGCGTCCGTCGAGACTTTTGAGTTTGATGGACAAGACGCTCCGCGAGGTTTTGTATCTATTGAAAAATCCGTGGACCTCATCAGGCAGTATTACTCAACCCCCTACTCCCTGCCGAAACCAAGCAAATCCCGTAAGAAGGTGGCGTGATGACTAACGACACACCCTTATTCTTTGTACTCTTGGGAGTGGTAGCCTTAGCCACCTACCTCATTGTAACCGCACCGAAGATAACCGAGCAAGAGCGCAAAGAGATGGAAGAGGATTGGTGGGAATGAACGTCATCACAATCGACTTCGAGACCTTCTATAGCCAGAAGTTTAGCCTCTCCAAGATGACAACGGAGGAGTATATCCGTGACTCCGAGTTTGAGGTTATTGGCGTATCAGTAAAGGTTGACTCCGGGGAAGCTAAGTTTTTCTCCGGCCCGAAGGCCGCGACCAAGATGTTTCTCGACCAATTCGATTGGGACAACGCTATCGCGCTGGCGCACAACGCTGTGTTCGATATGGCTATCCTTAACTGGCAGTTTGACATCCGGCCTAAGCGGATTGTGGACACGCTCTCCATGCTTAGAGCTATCGACGGGCCTGATGCTGGCAATAGCCTAGCCAAAGCAGCCGAACGATACGAGCTAGGTGTCAAGGGCACAGAAGTAATCAATGCGCTGGGTAAACAGCGGCTGGACTTCACACCAGAAGAGATGTCCCGCTATGGCACATACTGTTGCAACGATGCAGACCTGACCTACGACTTGTTCCAACGTATTGCTGTGGACTTCCCAGCGGTTGAGTTTCGGTTGATCGACCTGACGATACGTATGTTCACCGAGCCTGTGCTGACCATAAACAAGCAAGCCCTAGAGGAACACTTGGCTAGAGTGCAGCACATGAAGAGCCAGTTGCTAGGTAAGGCGCTCATCACCAAGGACAACCTGATGTCCAACCCGCAGTTGGCTGAGACCCTGCGTAGTCTGGGCGTTGAGCCGCCGATGAAGATTAGTCCCGCTACAGGCAAAGAGACCTTTGCTTTCGCCAAGACCGACGAAGAGTTTAAGGCGCTACTGGAACACAAGAACCCTGTGGTGCAAGCCATCGTCGCTGCGCGGCTGGGCGTTAAGTCTACGCTGGAAGAGACACGCACCGAACGGTTCATTAAGATTGCTGATCGCGGGACACTACCCGTCCCCTTACGCTATTATGCTGCACATACTGGACGCTGGGGCGGTGACGATAAGGTCAACCTTCAGAACCTACCGCGCAAGTCACCATTGAAGAAGGCGATGCTTGCACCAGAGGGCTACACCTTTATCGACTGCGATAGCAGCCAGATTGAAGCACGGACTTTGGCATGGCTGGCTGGGGAGCAAGACCTTGTTGATGCGTTTGACCAAGGTGAGGATGTGTATAAGATTATGGCAAGCTCCATCTATGGTGTGCCTGTCGATGAGGTAACAGACCCGCAGCGGTTCGTGGGTAAGACCACCATCTTGGGCTGTGGCTACGGGATGGGCGCTGCCAAGTTCCAAGCGCAACTTCTGACCTTTGGTGTCAACATGGAGCTAGAAGAGTGCAAACGTATTATTAGCGTATACAGAGAGACTTATCCTATGATCCCGCTTCTGTGGCGGCAGACGGGTGATGCGCTGGACGCTATGGCCAACAACCAGACAGCACCGGTAGGTCTGGATGGTGTACTGACGGTGTGCGGAGCGGACGGTATCAAGCTGCCTAATGGGTTGAGCCTCAAGTACCCGAACCTGCGCTATATAATGCACGAGGGTAAGTCCGAGATGGTCTACGACCAGAAGAAGGGCAGGTCTGTTCTTCCTACGCGCATATACGGAGGGAAGGCTGTCGAAAACATCTGTCAAGCGTTGGCCCGTATCATAATCGGGGAGCAGATGCTGATGGTAGCACGACGCCTGCGCGTGGTGATGACTGTCCATGACGCTGTGGGGGTGATTGCCCCTACTGAGAAAGCGGAAGAGGCGCGGCAGTTTGTCGAAGCCTGTATGCGTATACGCCCCAAGTGGGCAACGGCACTGCCGTTAAACTGTGAGAGCAAGATGGGAGCAAGCTATGGCGCTTAAGGGAGTTAGGGTTAACGCTGAGCGAGACCTTGTTATACGGCATGAGCATAATGAACAGGGAGCCACGTTCGCAGCCTTAGGGCGAAAGTATGGTGTCACACCAGAACGGGTTCGGCAGGTTGTAGCTAGGGAAGACCGCCGAGCAGCACAGCAAGCCCGTATTGATGAGGCACGTAAGCAGAGAGAAGGAGCAAGCTATGGCGGATAAACATACATTTTTATCGGAGCTTCGCGCCATATGGCGCGGGGCTATAGAAACAGATGGGGGGCATTGTCCCTGCTGTAGTAGGTGGGGGAAAATTTACCCGCGTAGCCTTAATGAAACTATGGCGCGGTCATTAGTTTGGCTGGCGCACCATAGCGGCAACGGTGACTGGGTAGATGTCCCCAAACGCGCACCGCGCTGGCTTGTAAGATCAAATCAACTACCGACATTACGTTGGTGGGGGTTGGTAGAGCGACATGGGACTGAAGACCCTACCAAGAAGCACTCCGGCTTCTGGCGCGCTACCCAAAACGGCATTCTGTTTGCACAGAATAGCATAAAAGTACCGAAGAAAGTCTATACGTATAACGCCGAGGTCGAAGGCTTCGGTGATGAATTAATAACAATCAACGATTGCGTTGAGTCCTTTGACTACAGCGCCGTAATGGAAAGTAGTGTATGACCGAGTATCAATTTACAAAAGACTGGTTCAACTGGGCACCGGAAGTATGGAACCAGCTAACCCCTATGTTATCAGGCGTAGCAGGACACCGCCAATTCCTTGAGATCGGTTCTTTTGAAGGACGCAGTAGCATCTGGATTGCTGAGAACATGATGCAAGATGGTGACCACCTGCGCTGTATCGACACATGGGAAGGTGGCGAGGAACACGGCGAAGAGGATATGGATGGAGTCGAGGATCGTTTCCGGCACAACTTAATTGTAGCTACAAAAAAGCTGCCGCGCCGCCGTATCTTCCAACTTAAGGGCACCTCAATTAAGAAGTTGGCAGAACTCCAGAGCCACCCGTCTGAGCATAGCTTCGACTTCATCTACATCGACGGAAGCCACAAGGCACCTGATGTGCTGACCGATGCGTGTATGGCTTGGCCGTTGCTCAAGCCCAAGGGGGTGATGGTGTTTGACGATTACCTATGGACACCGAACGCACGGGATATCCTGCATCGCCCTAAAGCAGCCATCGACGCCTTCACTAACCTGTTCGCAGAGGAAGTGGAGATTGTCTACGTAGGTTATCAACTAGTAGTACGCAAGAAAGGATAAGGACATGGATTGGTTACTAACTTTTATTTTTATCGGGCTGTTCGTACTCGGATATTTGGTGGCGTTGATACGCAACTTTGCATCCACCGAAGGTATCAAGCGCGAGAACGAGCGGCTCAATGCTGAACTGCACAAGCTTACGGACCGCGATAGCCGTGGTCGTTTCAAAGGCGGTAAGTAGTGCCAATTGTAAAACGGGGCGCACGTAAGTGGACACCTGAGAAGGACGCCGAATTACTAAGTTATTATCAACACGGCCTAAGACCAGCATATATGGCAGAACAAATGGGGCTTACGATTGCTGCCGTGGAATGCCGGTATAGAAAACTAAAGAAAGCGAAAGCAAATGACTGAAGAGAAACGTCCAAGCCTGATGATCGCCACCCCTATGTATGGTGGCATGTGCACGGGACACTATGTGCAAGGCTTATTGATGACCATGGCTAAGATGCGGGAAGTCGGTGTCAACGTAGCGTGGTGTCAGATTATGAACGAGAGCCTCATCACCCGTGCCCGTAATGAACTGGCACGGATATTCCTTGAGAGCGACCATGACTACCTGATGTTCATCGACGCTGACATTGGTTTTGACGGGGAGGCTATCGCGCACCTTCTGCTGGCCGACAAGGACCTTGTATGTGGCATCTACCCTAAGAAGGAAGTGAACTGGGATAGCGTCAACCGTGCTGCCCTTGAAGGTAAGACGGACCTCGCGGACCATGCAGGAGCATTCGTGTTCAACATGATCGGCAATAGCGATACGCACACAGACGAGGAAGGCTGCATTGAAGTGCGGCATGGCGGCACAGGCTTCATGCTTATCAAGCGGGGAGTGTTTGAGCATCTTACACCCCATGTCCCAACCTATCGCGTATCGTCGTTCAAAGACCCAGAGACAGGCGAATACGTCAAACCTTTGACCCATGAGTTTTTCGCTACATCCATCGACGAGGGCGGGGCGCTGTTGTCAGAGGATTATCATTTTTGCGAACTGTGGCGCACCCACGGTGGCAAAATACACGCCCACCCGTTCATTCAGTTATACCATGTAGGCACGTATGTGTTTGGTGGTGACATCCTGAAGAGCGGCGGCAATCTTAAGTAAGGAGCAAATGACATGGAATTGAAAATGACTAAAGCAGCGGCAGTTTTGAAACTGCTACGAAAAGGTTATTCTGCTAAGGAAATACAGGAACAGCTTGGTGTAAGCCTAAGCTACGTGCATCTGCTAAAGAAGAAGTTGGCAGAAGGTGTAGGGGAAGTGGTGGATACGGTGCGACAGACTGCCGTAGAGCACACTGACAAAATCAAAGATATGGTTGAAGACTGGAGGGCAGAGGCAGAGGCGGAAGCAGTGCTTGGTATGCCCTGCACCAGAGAGTGCATGTCTGAGCCGGAAGTCGATGACGTAGACGCAATTCTTAACGAACGTGCAGCCACTTACGGTAGCTTTATTAGCGTAGCGCTTTTTGCACAGGAAATGAAAGAACTCATCCGCAGCGCCCTAGACGAACAAAATGCAGGTCTACAAGCAGACCACCAAGAAGCACTTGATATGATAGCGAGTAAGATTGCGCGTATCATCACCGGTGACTCACACCACAGAGATAGCTGGCTTGATATAGCGGGATATGCTACGTTAGTGGCTGACCGTATCCAAGGGAAAATCAGGTAACATGACAGCGTGGTCCTATAGCAGCATCAAGACCTTCGACCAATGTCCGAAGAAGTATTACCACCTCAAGGTGGTAAAGGACGTCAAGGATATTCCGGGGGAAGCTGCTGACTATGGGACCGCAGTCCATGAAGCTGCCGAGCATTACGTTAAGCACGGCACACCTATCCCAGAGAAGTTTGCCTACATGCGACCCATCGTGGAGCCGCTGGCTGCTAAGGAAGGTACGAAGCATACCGAGCTAAAGCTAGGTGTCAGGAAGACGGATGCTGGCTACGAGCCTACTACCTTCTTTGCGAAGGACGTATGGTGGCGTGGCATCGTCGATTTGCTCATCGTGGATAACGATGTAGCTTTTATGATCGACTACAAGACAGGCAAGAACGCCAAGTACGCAGACATGAAGCAGCTTGACCTTATGGCTGGTGCTATCTTCGTACACTATCCAGAGGTGCAGAAGATCAAGTCAGCGTTAGCGTATGTTGTTAGTAACGAGTTTCCTAAGAAGGTACACCTACGTGAGAAGCAGGATCAATACTTCTCCGTGTTCGACGAGCAGCTAGACCAGTTGGATGCTGCCATCGGCAACGGCGTATGGAATGCCAAGACAAGCCCTTTATGTGGGTGGTGTCCTGTGGTAAGTTGTGAGCATTATAAACCCCCACGGAGGCGGTGATGGCCAGAGATTATAAGGCAGAGTACGCGAAGTACCAAGGCACGGCAGTGCAGAAGAAGAACCGCGCTATGCGCAATGCAGCCCGTGCCAAGATGGTGAAAGCTGGTAAAGCCCATAAGGGCGATGGTAAAGACGTTGCTCACGTTAAAGCATTCGATAAGGGTGGTAATAATAAGACCGGACTGCGCGTCGAGAGCGCATCATCCAACCGCTCATTCAAGCGCGACAGCAAGCGCAACCTAGTGTCAGAAACCAGTACACGGGAACGTAAGAAGAAGTAATCCCGCAAGGAGCAAACTGTGGAAATTATTGAGAATAAGGCGTTGCTCGTCAACGCTCAGGACCCGTCTGTCATAACGGACAACATCCACCAAAGCACCGAGGTGCAAGAAGGCGTCCTTGTCAAATGGGGGCACAATGAAGCTGAGATACTAACGGACCTTGGCTTCGAGGATACCCCCTCGCCTATCCTAAAGTCCTATGACTGGACGGGTAAGTTCAAGCCGTTTGACCACCAGAAGACCACATCCTCGTTCTTGTCGCTGCGCAGACGCGCCTTCTGCTTCAACGAACAGGGTACAGGTAAGACAGCCAGTGTCATCTGGGCAGCAGACTACCTCATGAAGAAGGGCTTGGTGAAGCGCGTCCTTGTTCTTTGCCCGTTGTCAATCATGAAGTCAGCGTGGCAGCAAGACCTGTTTAAGTTTGCCATGCACCGTTCGTGTAGCGTTGCACATGGGGCAGCTAAGCAGCGTGAGAAGATCATCAACGCTGGCTCCGACTTTGTTATCATAAACTTCGATGGCGTGGCCGTAGTCAAGGATGCCATCGTCAATGGTGGCTTCGACCTGATCGTGATCGATGAGGCCAATGCGTACAAAAACCCCACGACTAACCGCTGGAAAATTCTGGACCGGATCGTACGTGAAATTAATCCCCGGATGTGGATGCTTACTGGTACGCCAGCAGCACAAAGCCCTATCGATGCTTATGGGTTGGCTCGTCTGGCAGGAGGGAAGGGATGTCCGAAGTATTATGGCGCGTTCCGCGACAGCGTGATGATGAAGGTGACCCAGTTCAAATGGGCACCGAGGCCCAGTGCGGATGCCATCGTCCATAAAGTTCTACAACCGGCCATCCGGTTCGAGAAGAAAGATTGTCTGGACCTACCATCTGTAACCCACATTGAACGTGAAGCGCCGCTCACTCCGCAGCAGCGCAAGTTCTATGCCCAGCTTAAGAACCAGATGTTGTTCGAGGCCCAAGGCGAAGAGGTCAGCGCGATCAACGCAGCGACCAAACTCAACAAGCTACTCCAGATAAGCGGAGGTGCGGTGTATACGGATACTGGGGAAGTCCTAGAGTTCGATGTGTCCAACCGCCTTAACGTGGTGCTGGAGGTGATTGAAGAAGCCAGCAACAAGGTGCTGGTATTCGTGCCGTTCACCCATACCATTGAGCTATTACGCGCTTTGATGGAGAAGGAGAAGATTACCTGCGACGTCATCAACGGTAAGGTTCCGGTTAACAAGCGCACAGATATTGTGCGTCGCTTCCAGACAGAACCGAACCCCCGTGTCCTCCTCATCCAGCCCAAGGCAGCGAGCCACGGCCTGACCCTAACGGCAGCAGATACCATTATCTGGTACGCGCCTACCACTAGCGTGGAAACCTACCTTCAAGCCAACGCACGTATTGATCGTACGGGGCAGAAGAACGCGATGACCATTGTGCATATTAAAGGAAGCCCAGTGGAAGAGCGGCTTTACTCCATGCTACGGGGTAACATCGACAACCACAAACGTATCATTGATTTATATAGACAGATAACGGAGGAATAAAATGACTGAGACTACAATGTTCGAGCGCCCCCCAGTATTTAATTTTAAGGTGGGTGACCGTGTTACGGTAAAAGATCACCTACACCTTAGGGCTACTGGCTGCACTAAGGGGGCATACGCCCTAACCTACCCTGAGGGTTTTACGGTAGTGGATATAATTTCGCCTAACACACACAGCCATGAATACCAGTGTGAACCAATCGTTGAAACGCCCCATTCTAGGACGATGCTTATTGAAGAAAAGTACCTCAAGGAGCTTGACACTGTATAGTACAGGGTCTAGAACAAGACTACGGCAATAGCCGAGCAAGGAGCAAACCATGGAAGAAACTGTACCTATTGAAACCCTCGTGGCTGCGTATCGAAAGATACGCGCTGCGGTAACGGCAGAGGAAGAGGCGCACGAAGCCCGTGTGTCTGGCCTCAAAGAGAAGCTGGAGCTTGTATCATCCGAGCTTCTTAAGTTTTGTAACGAGCAAAACCTTGATAGCGTTAAGACACCTTCGGGCACTTTGTCCCGCCGTGTTCAGACCCGCTATTGGACTACGGACTGGGAACGTATGTACCAGTTCATCGCTGAACATGATGCGCCTTTTGTACTTGAGAAGCGTATTCATAACGGTAACATGAAGCAGTTCATGGAGGAAAATCCGGACGTCCTCCCTATCGGTCTTCAGATTGATAACAAGTATGTAATCCAAGTCCGTAAACCCACAGAAAAGTGAGAAAGACAATGAGCAACATTACAATTTTTGAAGACCAGAGTAATCTACCCACTGTACGGCGTGAGTCGCGCCGTATGGACCGTATGGGTGGCGGTGGTTCAACCGTGCGCCGTATCAAACTTAGCAACGGACGTAGCTTTAAGCGGGTTGTTGGCGGCGAAGAGATTGGTCGTGAAGTCGATCAGCAGTTGGAAGTCATCATCGCTGACTGGTTGAATGAGCCTTCGCGTGAGTTCTACGAAGGTGCGTATGACAAGAACGCCAAGGGTGCATTGCCTGATTGCTGGTCAAACAACGGTGATAAGCCTGACTCCGGTTCTAAGAAGCCACAAGCTAGCTCCTGTAGGGAGTGCCCCAATAACGTGAAAGGCTCCGGCACCAACGGCCAAGGTAAGGCTTGCCGTTATAAGCGCCGTATTGCTGTGCTTATCGCTGGTGACCCATCGGGTGATGTATACCAGATTGCCCTTCCGGGCGCTTCGCTCTTCGCGGAGAACGATGGTAACGTCTATGGTTTCGAGGGCTACAAGAAGTTCCTCCTCGCCAATGGCGAAGGTATGGATACGGTAGTTACACGCGTCAGCTATGACCGCAAGGTTGAGACCATCAAGGTGCAGTTCAAGGCAGTCCGCCATCTGACTGCGGATGAAGCACTTCTTGTTGACGCTGCGCAAGAGGACCCTACCATTGAGCGTTATACCCATATGACCGCTGGTGTTGTGGGCGGTGCTCCCGCCCTTGCTGCTCCTACTAAAGCAGCAGCTATTGCTCCTCCGCCCGTTCAACCCGCTGCCAATCCATTTGGTGACGATGAGGACGAAGTCGCAGAGGTTGCGCCAGCAAAGCGCGCCAGTAAGCCTAAGGCTGCTGTGACTGAAGTGAAGCCCGAACTAGCATCCGTGCTGGGTGAGTGGCTTGATAACGATGACGAGGATTGATCCATGCAAGGCTATAGCATTCGTATAGCCGAGGCGATCAAAAACGCTGACGGTAATCTTCTTGGTGTCCAGCTTGGACGTTTGTGCCTCGAACGCGACATCCCTGTCGCAGAGATAGCACATGCCTTGAAGGTTACCCGTCAGACAATTTATGGCTGGTTTAGTGGGACTACATCACCGCGCCCTTCTCATGAAAGTGAGATCGAGGCGTGGATAGATAACATTCACAACCGTACATAATAACCTCCGGCACAATCAATAATAATATGGCGGGTATACCCCGCGACGGTGAGTGATGTAATGCAGCAACCAGACCTCTTAGACCTCGTGCAGCCAGCTTCGGGCTGGTTTGTAATCGTGGGTATCAAAGGGCCAAAGGACGTTAGGCAGGATATTGTAGCCACACGCGAGGAAGCCGATGAGTGCATCCAGACGTTTATGCAACAGCAGCGCAACGTGTTCTTTGGCGTAGCTAAATATGAGACCGGATTAAACCGAACTAAGGAAAACGTAAAAGCCCTCAAGGCATTCTGGCTCGACATCGACTGTGGCCCTAGCAAAGCCGAAATCAATGCGGAAACTGGTAGGCCGGATGGGTATATCGACCAGCAAGCTGGGTTAGCTGCGCTTCGCACTTTTTGCGAATCAGTGGGTCTTCCTGCTCCTACGCTAGTAAACTCAGGGGGAGGCATCCATGCCTACTGGCCTCTTGAGGAAGAAATCTCGCGTCGGGATTGGGAGCTTGTGGCAGAGCGCTTCAAAGAAGTGTGCCGCACTCAGAACTTCTACGTCGATAACGCGGTGTTTGAAGTGGCACGTATCTTGCGTGTGCCGGGTACGTTTAACTATAAGCAGGAAGAGCCGCGTCCGGTCGAGTTTATCCATGTCGGTGAGCCTATCGCCTTCGAGGAGATGCGCTCTATCTTAGGGGTCAAGGCGAAGCCGACAATCTTTGACGATGACTACCAGCCATCGCCACGGGAACTGGCACGGCACAACGGCATAGGTTACAACTTCAAACAAATCATGCAGCGCACGGCTAGGGGAGATGGGTGTAACCAGCTTCTAAACGCCTATAAACACCAAGACACTATTGGCTACTACGAGTGGTTCTACGCGCTGTCTGTGGCGGCTATGTGTGAGGACGCTGACACTGCGGTCCACATGATGTCGAAGGGTCACCCAGACTATGATCCGGATACCATAGACAAGAAGGTAGCTACCATCCGCAAAGCGACTAGCTGCGCCAAGTTCAAGAGTGTCAACCCAGAATTATGTGAGGGCTGTCCGCACTTCGGTACTGTCATGGGTCCGAAAGAACTCGGCAAAAAAGTACGTGAAGCCGAAGAAGACCACGTTGTGATTGAGGTAATTAACGGGGTAACTGAGAGCCACGTTGTATCGAAGTACCCCTTTCCGTTCTACCGTGGCGAAGGCGGCGGTATATGGAAGAAGCCGCCTAAGGATGCAGAAGAAGCAGAGCCGATGCTGGTCTACGAGTTCGACCTATATCCAACCAAGATCATGGACGATAGCATTGATGGTAACGTCGTGATGTTTCGGCTGCACCTGCCGCATAACAATACCAAAGAGTTCCATGTACCCCTGTTTAAGATAACCAGTCCCGAAGAGCTTCGTAAGGCGCTCTCGTCCAAGGGCGTTATCTGCATGGGGAAGAAATTTACACACCTGATGGAATTCATCTCACTGATGATGAAGGACATCCAATACCGCGACAAGGAGCAAATCATGCGCCAACAATTTGGCTGGGCCGACAACGGCAGTAAGTTTATCATAGGCAGTCAGGAAATCCATGTCGATGGCGTGGCTCATTCGCCGCCATCAAAGACAACACGCCCGCTGGCTAAGTTCATGGGGCCGGTAGGATCGCTCGAAGAGTGGAAGAAGGTCTGGGCACTTTACGATACGCCGGGGCTGGAACCCCATGCCTTTGCGGCGCTTAGCGCTTTTGGGTCACCGCTGCTGCGATTCCTCGACCAGACAGGGGCAGTCATCAACCTATTTAACGCTCGTTCCGGTACTGGTAAGTCAACGGTACTGAATATGATTAACAGCGTATACGGACACCCCAAGGAACTGCGCCTAAAGCAGAACGACACGCTCAACGGACGCTTGCAGTGGGTCGGTATCCTTAACAACATCCCACCTACGATGGACGAACTGACCAACATGGGTCCGCTGGAATACTCGGATTTCCTTTACGCCTTATCAAACGGTAAGGGTAAGGAGCGTATGCAAGCTGGCACCAATGAGCTTCGTGAGAACAACACCACATGGCAGAGTATCACGGTGGCTACGTCGAACTCCTCGTTTGCTGAAAAGCTGTCGGTCATTAAGAACAACCCAGAAGGCGAACTGATGCGCCTGATTGAGTACCCGATCAATAAGGTTGAGGGGCTTAATACCACGGAAGCCAAGCAGATGTTCGACCGTGATTTATTCAAGAACTACGGCCACGCCGGTCCTATATACATGCGGTACGTACTTGAGAATATGGAGCGTACCCAGCGCATGGCTGACGCTTTGCAGATTAAGATTGACCGCGAACTCCAGCTTGAACCTAAAGAACGGTTCTGGTCTGCGACTGTTTCTAGTAACATAACAGGAGGTCTGACAGCCATTAACTGTGGCCTCATAGACTGGGACATGGACCGTATCTACCATTACTCCTGCGGTATGATTAACGACTTACGCAAGAATAGTGTAGCTCCTGTGGATAGCGTACGTCAGGTTGTTGCTGACTACCTGTACCGTAATATGCAGCACATCCTTGTGGTTAACGGTGAAGTTGATCGGCGGACCAAGATGCAAGCGCTGCCGAGGCGCGAACCACGCGGTGAGTTGCTGGTGCGGATTGAGCCTGACACCAAGCGCATGTACATTATTGCCAAGTCGTTCAAGGACTACTGCGTGAAGTTCCAGATCAATTACAACGACACCATCAAGAAGCTGGAGACAGAGGGACGCCTTATCAAGAAGGATGGTATCCGCCTGTCCAAGGGTACTGCGGTTAGCGGTGACCCAATCCATTGCCTATGGTTCAAGGTTGACGATGACGATTTCGTGGACCCCACGCAGTACGACGAGGCTGAAAAGGCCAATGCTGATTGAGGGCGTAACCTATGAATTAAACTGGCGGAGGTTCAAAAAGGGGACCTCCGTCTTCTTCCCGTGCCTTGATTACGCTCGTGCCAAAACACAACTGCTAGTGGTTACCAATCGCCTAAGGGTCAAGATATTGATACATTTTACCATAGAAGACGGGATAAGGGGTTTACGAGTCTGGCGGATGTGAGTATACGGGCTGCGGAAGTTTGCTCCTTCCTGCATTACATCACTCCAAGCCCTCAGTCGTTCGCGGCTGGGGGCTTTTTTATTCGCCCTTCTTAGCTGCGTTGTAAACGGAGTTAAACGCGCTGTAATACTGGTTTTTCTCGGCTCGGTAGTAGTCAAGAACCATCTGCTTATCTTTGTCAGACATCTCCGCCGCAAGGATTTCCTTCTGGGCCTTATTGATGCGGTCGAGATTAGCTTCCACAGCTTTATATGCGTCAAGAACGCGAGGATCAGTATCCACGAAGTACCGCTCACCCTGCGCTGCCTGTTGTTCTGGCGTTAATTTGTTCAGGCGGTTCATGATCTGGCGTGTGGTGTCGGTATTTGCGAAGTACTTGGTTTGCGCTGCATACTCTGCGCCAGTACCAACAAAGCTCTTGATCCCCGGAACGTCCGCTAGTTCCTCGGCGTCCTTCAGACCCACCATCTGTTTTGCCAACTGGTAAGGCCCACCGAAGTAACTTTCAATGAAATAGCGGTAGACTTCAGGCTGGAAGTCCGCAGCCCCACTAACAGCTTCCGAACCACCCGTAGCGTAGTTTACAGCCTTGGCGATTTCCTGCCACGGTTCAGCAGTGCTGGGACGACCAAGCTCAGACTTAGGCGCACCACCGGGGAACGACTCTGTATAGATGGGCGACCCAAAGAAGTTCTGGTTGAACCCAACGCCGACAAACGGCTTACCTACCAGCGGCGTAACAGCACTGGCAAAGCTAGGCAAGTCACCACTTGGGATACGCATCGGGGACATCAAGCTGAAGAAGCCGGGTACAAGACCCTTAGTTGCCTCACTTGTCGTGCTGGCACCTGCCATTACGTCACCAATCTTGTTCCCCATGAACTTGAAGTAGCCCAGCATCTGACCGATTGGTATTTTGACATAATCGTCTGGGCCGCTACCATAATAGATCGTAGCGCGAGACATACGCAAACTAGCACCTTGGTCGAGGTCGAGATAATCTTCCTGCCCGTCATCGTCGCTGTCGCCACTCTGCATGGAGTTCCACACAGACTCCATCGCACCATAAGCGATAAGGCCACCAATGATTTTTGCCGCAGACCTAGGGTTGGTGAGGATACGGAGCGTCTTACGGCTACCTTCAATACTGGCACCGAAGAATGGGATAACAAGGTCGATACCACGCGCCATCTCACCACGACGGGTAAGGTTCAGCGACGAGTCAAGCGCAAGGTCAGCGGCAGCAGCCCCCTTTATACCTAAGTCATCAGCAGCACGGTACGTAGCGAAACGAGCAGCCATATCCATGATGTCGGCAAGCCCATCAACCCAAGTATTTAGGCCAGTTAGTATGTTTCCTGCACGGGCTTTGGGGTTCATACCATCCAAACCACGTAGTTGGCTAATAGCCTTGTTGGCGGCAGCAGCCTTTTCCTGTGTATTAAGGAAGCGCGTTTGTAGCGGTGTACCACCGTCACGTATCATGGCTTCAAGGAGCTTGCCGGTCTCGTCGTTCATAGCCCCCTTACCAAACACGAAGCGGCCAATGGTGCTCCATGTGGTTGGGTTGATAGAGTAGGCAAACGTCTTAGCCGCCAGATTTTTACCAAAGGCGGCGTCACCCTTGGTGTTCTGGCGGAGCATGGCCGTAGCCACCGCGTCCGAAACGTCGCGGAACGGAGCCACAAACATCAGGTATAGCGGGTTCTTGTAGGTCAGCATCCCCTTGAGGAAGTTGTTGACGTTAGCAAGCTGCTGGATCGCGCCTTCCATGTCCTTGGGGTTCATGTTGGCGAACATGCGGTTAAGGTCAGCCCCTACGCCCTTATCAGCAAACTCAATGTAGTGCGCGACACCGTTATCCTTAACGAGATAATACTTACCCTGTTTGTCGTTGTAGTATTCCTGCTTCATATCCACAGGCTCAAAACGCCCACCGGGGATGTCCCGACCCATCATAACCTTCTTGGGGTTGGTGTCGGTGTAAACGTTCATAATACCATCGAAGGCACTAGGGTTTGCCTGAAACGTCTTAAGTATGGGCTTGATGGCTTCGTTGGTAATGTTGCGACGTACCGCCTGCTCTGCGTCTTGGAACAGATTGAAGAGCGGATGGAAAGGCATGGACCCACGACCAAACGCCTTACGGTATTCGTTGATGCTACCAGTGGGTACAGCGGTGCGAAGCGCCTGCGCAGCTTCGGCGCGGCGGTCAGGACTATGGGCATCCTCACCAATGTCGGCTGTCATCATGTCACCATCGGAAGCAAAACCTTTGAGCGGCATGTAGTATTTTTGCGTCTCGCGTAGCTGCTTGGCTTCCTCTGCGGTCATCAGGCCAGCCTTGACCTTCTCTTTGAGTGTGAAGTCCACAATGGCGTCAGCCTTACGCGCAAGCTGGTTCAGCTTGGGTAGCAGTCCTTCATCCTTAAACTTCTGCATAGTCTCTGCTGCTTGCGCAGTAGTGAGACCCGAACCACCTTCAGGAAAGTCTACGTTCTGTTCAGCCACAATACGGTTGCGATCCGCAGCACCGCGTGCCCATAGGTACATCCCAAGGTCACCCATATCTACCTTAAGCCTACCCGCAGCTTCCACAATGGGGTCGAAGAAGTTACGCTGAAGGAGCCGTTCTTGGCCTGCCTGCTGCGACGCTGCCATCTTAAGCTTACCTTCGGTCCCCAGTTGCTCTGGTAGCACCGTGTAGCCAAGTGTGCTCTTCGCCCACGCGTCAAGTGGCCCGGACATACCGAACTTATCGACGTACTTAACCATCCAGTTTGGCGCAGGCTTAAGCTCCGATACTCGTCCTGCTTCAGTAGGGGCAGCAATCTCTTCTTCCCGGGCTAGTGTATCAGGCTGCGCATCTGGGCTGACCGAAGAAGAAACAGGAGGTACACTATCGACTCCCACTGCTTCCGAGTCAGGTTGTTCAACTCCTCCGGTAGTATCTCCGGCAGGTCCCGGTTCTCCACTAGGCGGAACGCCTGTTCCAAGCTCGTCACCGATAGGTGCTGTATCTCCTCCAACTCCTGCATCGGCCTCTTCCCCTTGCGTCGCTGACGCAGCTTCTGTCTCCGCTGGTGTAGCTTCTCCCACCATGCGCTTTGCTTCATCCAAAGCCTTTACCAGCGGATCAGCCATATCTTCGGGGAACTGCCCTGCAGCAATCTGGTCTTCTTGGCTGGCTATATATTCCCGCGCTTTGGCCAGACTTTCTGGCGTGTTAGTCGATAGGTCGTTGGATACGCGGCGTTCAAGCGCCTTAATAGCTGCGGTTGCCCCAGTGGATAGATCAGCGCCAGCGGCACCAGCTAAGCGGGAGAAGACACCCTCACGTTCAACGGGGGTAGTAGGGATGATATCAGGCTCAGGAGCATCTGGCTCAATTTCTTCTTCAGGGGCAGCTTTCGTACTGCGTGAGGATAGAGCGCCGGAAACACCACCAAGACCACCACCAAGGAGCAGTGCGCCGATTGCAGCCTGACCATATTCACCTTGGGCTTGCTCATCGGACAGTGACAGGCCAGCCTGCCAGCGTTCAAGACCCTGCTGCGCAACTTCTTGCGGGACTTCAAAGGCTACGCCCTTACCAACGCCAGTGGCAACACCCTTGGAGAACTTGATCGTACCTTTTTCTGCTGCGTCGGCCAGCACTTCCCCAGCATTTTGGGCGGCTTTACCGCCAGCGTTACCCAATAGAGGACGCATGAATGGGAAGGCTTTGGCAACGCCAGAGAAGACTTTACCACCAGCTAAATCAAGCGCAGTTTGCCCGGTAGCTGCTAAGATAGCTTTACCTACTGAAGTATCTTCAGGCTTCTTGCCTGCCGCTATAGCTGCTTCTTGCTCCTGCGCCTGACGCAAAAGGTTCTGGGATGTGTATTGAGTACCCGAAACCGCACTCGCCGCAGCAAGACCGCCGACAGGGGTAGATACGAACGAAGCGCCGACACCCGCAGCAACAGGGGCCGCAAGCTGGCCGATTGACCCACCGAGCAACTGCTTAAAGGCTTCAAAGTTTTCACCCTCACCAAACCCAACCTGCCGATACTTGGACTCGCCAGCCTTTATAAGCGCACGACGGTTCTTCTCACTGGGATCAGCAGCAAATGCCGCAGCTTCGTCAGTAATACCAAGGGTCTGGGCACCCTCCATCAAGGAGCCAAAGAAGCCCGCAGCCTCCTTCTGGGGCCGAAGCCCTTCCGGAAGCTTATCTAGCGGGACAGCTTTACCACCTGAGGATCGTAGACCCTCCGGAAGTTTGTTCAGGGGGACAGGAGTAGGCATGGGTTATGGATACATCCATTGTCCGTTGGAGAACACTATTGTTTTACCATCGCTATCTTTAGCTGTAGCCCCTTCGGCGGTGCCGCCAGCACGGCCCTCTTTTAGGTTCCGGATACCTTCAAGCGTCATATTCGCAGCCGCAGTTGGGGCTGAGCCTACCTTAAGAACGCGCATAGCTGCCTCATGCTCTGGCGTACCCGGGGCATATTCGAACGCGATGCGCTGGAGGCGGTCCTTAATATCTTCAGGCTTCGTGAGGCCAGCAAGGCGAATTTCTTCCCTGAGCTTATTCTCAGCCACGACAACTTGACGTTCATCGAGGTCCAGCTTCTGACCAAACTGCTGTTGAGCAAGCTGTCCTTCTTGAATTTTAAGAGCCAAGTTAAACCGCTCCATGGCGTCCTTGCGGTTTTTAGCACCGTTCGCAACCATGAGGTTAAGAGCCTTATCCTTAAGCTGCTTACGTTCTTTCTTGTCGGCAACGTAAGTACCGAACTCCGCAGCAGTAGATTTAAAAAGAGCCGATGCTAGATCAGGAGCGTCAGAAGCTGCCGCACCGAAGCCGATAGCCGCCAGTGTCCTATATATAGAGTCTTTAGCTTCTTTAGCTGCGTATTCAGGAGAGCCCATCTCCTTGGCCCGAGCCAGTAGCGCTTCTTCGTTGGTTTTTTCTTCGTCAGTCTTGCCGTAGCGACGATCAACCAAATCAGAAATATCGTTAAGGTTAGATGTGAAACCTTGGGCCGTACGCGTATTGCGCTCACGAATAGGCGGTTCACTACCCTTCATGACATTCGAGATATACTTCTTGGTCTCAGCCGGAAGCTTCTTAGGGTCGCCACCCTTCTGTAGCCACTTATCTACGTTGCCCGGACCCCAGTTATACGCAGCAAGCGCAGTAGGCTGGTCGCCATAGCGACGGAACATGGCATCAAGATATTGCTGGCCCACACGACGGTTCTCTGATTCGCTATCGTCACGGGTTGGTTCGACGCCAAAGCCCGGATCACGGCTTGTGCCGCTCATAAGCTGCATAACGCCACGCGCACCTTTAGGGCTTACAGCGCTCTGCTTGCCGCCGCTTTCCCAATATTCCACATCGTCATAAAGGTTGGACATGCCGCCGCCAGCAAACGCAACGATACCACCACCAGCAAACGTATCGTCATAGCCACCGTTATTAGGCTCGTCGAACATAGTGTCAGGCAGAGGGAGTGTAGTAAGTCCACCTTCGGCCATACCCATTGGCGCTTCTTCCTGCGGCATCTCGGGCATAGGCATCTCAGGCATAGGCATCTCAGGCACGGGCATCTGAGGCATCTGTGCAGCTTCTGGCGTAGCGCCAAGACCGGCAGGAGGACCTTGCGGAGGCATAGGGGGAGGCGCACCAATTCCACCCATGGGAGCAGGAGGAGCAAAAGTTTTTTCAAAAACCGTCTGCTGCGGAATTTGTTCCGCCTGCGCCGCATTACGCATTTCGTCAATAAAATTGCCAGCGGCCAGTGCTATCGTCTGGTCGAACGGCGCAGGAGCAAACTTCCTAAGCGCACCGCTCTGTAGCGCTTGTAAAATCTTCTGCTTGTTGCCGCCGTAAAACTTAGCAACTTCTTCCGGGGCGTTCATGCTAAACGTCGCCATATCTGTTAAGTCCCCATCTTGTATGTGCTATACGCACCTAACCCACCAGCCAGAAGCCGTTCACCTACCGACATAGACGGCGCGCTTCTAGTTTCCGTACTGGTTGTAGCCTGCGGTACACCGCTCATGATATTCATATAACGCTGAAGTTGCGTGTACGGGTTATCGGCATCCCGCAGGAAGTCTGAATAGGACAAATCCAATTTTTGCTGGTTAAGTAATTGTTCTTCTGCCGCGTTGGCCTTCTGCATACCAAGACGCTGAGCATCAGCCTGCTGCTGTGCCGAGCCGATATTGGCAAGTGTCTGACCCATCTGACCAGCTTGTGCCAGCCCTGCAAGTCCCTGCGACGAACCAAACTGACGCGACTGCTCACCCATACGTTGAACATCAAGCCCTGCCTGCTGGTTAGAGAGTGCAGCGCGCAACGCCTGTTCTGCGTTCATACCACGCATTTGATTCTCAGCGGTCATGTTCTGGACGCGAGCCTGTTGCTCAGCATCAAGGTTAGCCAAGGCAGTTTTCAAGCCGACGTCAGTGCCAAGTTGCTGGACACCAAGCTGAGCCGCCAAATTCTGCTGTTGCGCTGTCATAGTCGCGCCACGGTCACGCTCAAATTGAGCCTGTGCGTTTTCAAACGCTGACTGCAAACCACGGGCTTCAATATCACCAAGTTGCTGGCCAAGGCCCCGTTCGCGCTCAAGACCAGCAAGTAGCTGACGGCTACCACCATAAGTACCCTGACGGGCTGCACCTAGGTCTTGGACAATCTGCCCCTGCCGTGCATCTTGGATGGCTTCGCGCTTCTGTGTGTCGAGCACGTTGCGGATATACGGCGACATATATTGTTCAGTTTGCTGCTGCCCAAACTGGTCGGGAGCTTGCATCTGAAACGTCGTTAGGTTGGGATTATAGCCCGTCTGGGCAGCGTTCATCTTGTCGGCTTGTGTCTGAGAGCCTGCAACCTGCTGAAAACCAAACTGACCCGGTGTGTATTGACCAGCTTGCAAAGAACCAAGGCCCGCAGTGGCAGCAAGTGTGCTCGCATCACCAAACTGACGCGGTGCCTGCAACCCAGCAATTTGACCTTGAAGATTCTTCTGTTGATCGGTGAACCCAGCAATACGCCCAATAGGGGTTTGCTTACCGGTAACTGGGTCCGTGGACACATAGCGCGGGGCAGGCGTAGTAAGTAGCCCCGCTGCCTGCTGCATCGCAGTGTTATAGTACGGCTGCTGGGACGGTCCGATATTCGATGTGGTGTTAATAACATTCGATGTAGTAGTTTTAGCCATTATGCAAGCCCCCTAAGGATATTCCGTTCTTGCCCTCGTTTAGTTGCCTTGTGGGCTTCGTTCATCATAGCGTATAGTCTGTCAGCACCATGTTTAGGATTCCCTTTACCGATACGGCGCACAGCTTCTGGGGGCATATATACTTCACCCGCAGCGACACGCGCAGGTTGGGTACCACCGATACGGGCAGGGATGCTATCACTTACACCGTTGCCCGGACCCTTAATTGGGACGCCGCCCAGTTTTTTAAATTCGTCAAACCCCGCGTCAGTATAACCTCTACCACCTTCGGCTACTGAGCGGGCGTCTACTATAAACCCACCGTCGGCAATTTGTAGTTCGCCACCTGCGGAGTAACCCACACCTTCTTCCTCAGGGTCAACGCCGCCCATGTAGGTAGTGGGCTGGAAGTCGTACATCGGCTGGCCCTTCTTAGCATTAGGGTTCAGCACCGGCTGCATGATCTGCGTACCGCGTACTGTATGGGAACCGGGCTGTACGACCTGACCCATGGTGTTATAGATTTCAGGCATATCTACATCGAAGTACCGCTGTTGACCACCGTTGCCCGCAAGTATGTCTTCAGTCGTCCCCGAAAATATTTGCTTACGTGGCTGCGCGTAGTACGGACCTTGGTACGAGTTATCAACCTGACCAGCCGGACCTGCTACACCGCCACCTGATGGGGCCATTGCGCCAGTAACACCCTTCATAAGACCAGAAGCAGCTAGCATGGGAGCAGCCTTACCAATGATACCGCCCGGGAGGCCAGCTTTCGCAGCAGTGCCGAAGCCTTGTGCGATCCCAGCAAGACCCGTTTTAGCCGCAGCCTGACCAGCACCCTGCGCAGCTTGGGCCGCTACACCGGAAAGGTCTACACCAGTCGCTACATTTGTAAGCGCAGGAGCCGCTTGTTTAGCTGCGGCACCAAACACATTACCAGCACCCAAACCACCAGCAAGTGAAGCGCCACCATAAGCTTGGAGACCGGCCATCAGACCTTTCTTAAGGCTACCCGTTTTAAGAACAGAGCCGCCAGCAACCATACCAGCCGCAGCGATTGCGTTCACGCCCGGAATAAGCATAAGGCCAGCGCCTAATAGTGTAGGTAGTAGCTTCTTAAGGAAACCAGCTTCGGGCAGACCTGTTTGCGGGTTAATAGTAAGTGAGCCGCCATGCGCCATAGCCAGACCTTGAAGGCTGTTAACCTCGTCTGGTGTCATGTGGACAAGCATGGAGTCTTCGCCGCGCCCTTGGTCCTGAATCTCTTGCGCCATTGGGTTCATACGGTTGTTCAAGCCAGAAAGAGCAGGCAAACCACCAGCACCGGGGACCGGGTTATTATTGTACATGCCCCCTACGGGGGTGTACGGAGTGGGGTTAGATGGTTGAACGTTCAGTTCCTGCATGATCTTAATCCTTGAGCGCTACCGTATACTTACACTGACATTACCTATTTGTCCAAAACTAAACACCATTCTTACACGGTCACGGTAACTGTGCCGATAGACCCGGTAGCAGAAACGCCTGTTAGAGTAACGCTGCGGACGTTAATCTTCGATGACACAAAGAACGCTTCGACAATAGCCGAAGGTGTACCCGGATGTGCAGGTGTTACACCTGCTGAATATGCAACCGCTGGAAGATGTTCCATCACCACGCTTGTGCTGGTTGTGGCCCACACAACTTCAACCCAATCGCCCGCTGTCACTGCGGCACCACTAAACGGCGTAACTGCGATAAGAAAAGAGGGGTCACCTGTAGATTTGCGGGGTGGTATTGTAAACCGGCTGTTTGAGTTGACGACATCCGCCGTGGTGGTGCCATTGTTGTATCGGAACCAGATGTTCACTTCTTGGGTGTCGTTCGTCGTGTTTTTGAACGATAGGCGGTATATCAGCATATAGATGCCGGGGACGGCAAAGGTAATCCGCGTGTTGTTAACGCCTGTTATGGATATGTCGCTGGCGAACGACGTCACTTCCAGCTTAACTGGGTAAGCTATATCAATAGCTGCGGCAGACTGGTCAACTAAACTAGTAAACTGATTATGCGGGAATGTCAGACCAATACCGTTACCATAAAAATTATCAGCCCGATAAGACTGCGCTTGGTTGGGTGTGTTTGAGTCTAGCTGGTTGAAGTAGATTTCGATGACGCGGATAAGCTGCCGCACATACTGCGGATCGTATTGTGCAGGTGGGTTAGGTAGTGGGGCGGCTTTGAACCGCTCGAGAGCCATTAGCGCCGTCCGTCTTCACGCGCATCTAAACGCGGCGCACCGAGTTGCCACTGAACACCAAGAGCTTCGGACTGGATTTTAAACGCCATCTGGCGCGCACGGGCGCGCATGAAGACCTGATCGGTATACTGGTTAACCGAGGTCTCTACGACGATCTTGCTATCGCTCGAGTTGTTTGTGAGCGCCGAACCGGGGAAGTTGCGGGTGCGGATTTGCATATCTACTGCCGGATTATTAGCCGTAGAGCCACTGAAGCCAACGTCAGGTATAATGCGCCGCGAGAGCATAAACGCATCACCATCGGCCAAGTCGAAGTCAGACGACTGGATATATGCCACTAGCGGGTCGGTGTCCGCGTCGATGCCTTCCTCGTGGTTGTACAAGATACCATTCGAGAAGTCTGAGAGCGGCGTGTTAGCAGCCTGCGGGTAGCGGCGCAGTGGCGTATCCAACCAAGCGGTGCGCTCGATTGTCCCATAGTACCAGATTTTCTCAAGGTGGTTATATACCACATAGGCGTTGTTAAAGTCGGCACTGTCCGACGGGTAGAACCACCAGACTTCGTTCCACTGCTCGTTGGTGCTGCAAATAACCTGATCGGATTGCGCCATGTTGATGTTCTGAAACACGTGGTTACGCAAGGTGCAGGGCAGTGTCTCGACGCGACCGGTGTAGGCGTAGAACTTATCTTGGCCCATCCAGTAGGTAATGTTAGACGCCGTTGCCATCGCACGTGAGGACATAACCGAGATATTATCGGCATATTCCTGTAAGCCAAACACGTCAGTCGTGCCGAGGAACTGAAGGGTGTAGAGGTGGCTATCCGTCCAGACTAAGATTTCCTGACGTGCTGGCAAAGCGCGCACAATGCGCGAACCACGTGATACCCGGAGGTCACCTGCCGTATTTGTGTCGGTCGGCGTCCAGTCACCCGGCGTGTCTTGGTCAGCCCAACGGATAAGCATCGGGTCGAAGTCATTGACATTGGTTGACCCAAACGGAACTGCGCCAAAGGCAATCAAGTGGCGATCCTGCTGCGACACGAGCAACTGCATGATTTTTACAGGGACCGCGTTAGCAGTATACCCTTCCGCCGTTGCATACGCTTGTAGCGTAATTGCCCGCGTACTAAGCGCCGTGCCCGGATCGGGAGTAGCACCACGAGTCCACCAGTAGCCAGCCCCGTTGCGGATGTTCATGACGAGGTCGTTGTCGAAGTTATCAAACCACCAGTCGCGCTGCTGGAAGAAGACCGGCTCCTGCGAACCAAGACCCCAAGCATCACGGTTCCACGTGCCAGTACCCCAACCATATCCGGCAGTCGTGATCGGGTAGCCGGGGCGGATTTCATAGTCGATAATAATAGCAGTACCGCCTCCACCAGCTACGTTTGTGGTGACCGGACCCGTAACAGGGATTGTAAAAGTCAGGCCGGTAACAACAGTAATCTCGTGGTTGCCGTTGATCTGGGCGGCAGGGATACCACCAATCGTACCAGCTACGCCTGAGATTTGAACGAAGTCACCCGTCTCTGCCTCGTGTGCCCCCGCCAACTGGATGGTTACCACGTTGGGCGCAGTTGTGTCCGTGTAGATACAGTTGTCCGTATCCGGCGTGTCGAGCGTCGGGTTTACCGGGCGTAGTGGGGTAATGTCGTTGTAGTAGCCACCATTCTCGATGTAAGCCTTCTGGTGTGTTCCTAACGCCAAAAAGTTATCGGAGTAGGTCGTAGACCAGTTCAACATCTGACGGCACACGCCTTGGAAGCTACCTGACGTGTAGCGTTGCCAGCCGCCGACCTTCTCGGGGTAGCCAGAACGGAACCGAATTTTGTCGCACTCGAACCAACCGCCCTCGTTGGAGTAGTCGGTCTGGTCGCGGTTTACACCGGGCTTAAACTGGAGCTTGATGAATGGCATCTCTTTGCTCCTACGGCTGACTAAACTGGAAAGTGACGTACCCGCTCGAGCCACCAACTTCGATATTGTACTGCTGCCCCGGAGTAACCGAAACAGAAGAAGCACTCACTATAACTTGCGGCTGACCTGCCGACGTAGTGCCCGCTGCGGTGCGCCCAAAAGCGGAAGATTGACCGCCGGGAAACTCGCCGCCCTCTTGATATACTTGAACAGCAATGCTCCATTCAGTGGGAGGTTGTGTCGGGCCACCTACTAAAGCACTGCTACGATTATCCCATGGACCGAAAAGGCGTTCAGCAACGCCGTTTATACGTAGGGTTACAGAACTCTCAAAATTCCAATAATAACCGTTCGTACGGCTGTTCCAATACAGCGATATCGGGTCGTAAGTTACAGAGCGGTCGCCGGTCCCACCTGAGTTAAAATTCGAAAGGACGAGACCTGCGTAGGTGGTTACGTTATTATATGATAAACCATCGGATGAACCCGGTGAATCGAAGCTCGGCGTATACCTAGCGGCGTAGATAGAACCCGTGTTATCGTTTATAAAAAACCCTTCTGAAAAACTGTATAGACCACCGGCAACCTGAAGGTTAACAATCGTAGACACACCAGCAGGTGCAGTCCAAACGCCAGAACTGTTAAATGTAACCGTCTGAAAGACAGAAGGCGGGGGCGGAGGCGGCGGAGTCGGGGTCGGAGGCGGCGGTGGAGGAGGCGGAGGAGCAGCCGAAAACGTACCAGCCCCTCGTGCGCTTGCTACTCCACGTGTGACGATTGTCGGCACTGTGCGCTCCTTAGACGAACTTAGTCAGTGATGCAAAGACCGTATAGGCCGCGCTACCCGTCTTCACGATGGTATATGTATAAGCGTCAGTACTCGAAGTGTTGCCTGCGACAGGCGCACTATTCTGCCATTTGGGGGTGATGGTCGCACCGTCAACTTGAAAGACATTATTAAAGTAACCTGTGGTGCCGATGGTAGCAAAGACCGCAACGGTGATCGCCTGCCCAGTCGAGAGCAGTGAGTTGAGGGTCGTACCGCTATTACCCCGGATATTAACTGTCCAGTTAGCCGATGCGTTGCTGGTGTAGTAGAGTACCGACTGCGTGATCGCGTCGATAGTCAAAGTGCCGCTCAGGCCCGAACCCACAACTGTGGCGGTTTCAATGGCATAAGCCAGCGGCTGAAGCGACGTAATGTCCGTGTTAGTACCTGACTGGGCTGCGCTCAGGTTAGACCGTGCGCCAGAAGCTGTATTCGAGCCTACACCGCCAGAGGTAAGGGCAAGAGGCGTCCCAAGCGTAAGCGACGTCAGGTGCGTCGTAGAGTCCACCACATTCGTGCCGTCATTATAAACCCACATGGTCTTGCCAGCAGGCACCGTAATGCCAGTGCCCGCAGTCGTTTTGACCACCACGCTGTCAGCGCAGGTGTTGTTGATGATGTAAACCTTCTCAATGTTGGGTACGACCAGATTGCGTGTCGAGCCACCAGTGGTGCCGATCAGGTTCAAACGCAGGTTACGTGCAGGCTGCGTCGTGTTTACGTTGGTAAGAGCAAGAGTGACGGTGCCACTGGCGAAGGTAACATCCGCTGAGCCGACAACAGCTTCCTCAAGCGCGGTCCCGAGGTTGATATTCGTGACGTTACCCCACGTAGCGAGGTTCTCGCCCGTTGCCATAAGCTGGAGTTTGAGGTTGCTATATGTGCTTGACATCTTCAGTCCTTACGTCGGTATTGTTGTCCAGTTCGGGTTCTGCGCGTCATTGATCTGACCCCAAACCAAAGCAGAAGTTAAGTTACCAGTGCCTGTTACTCCGATTGGGTATACACGCATATTAATAGCAATGAAAGGTGTACCTAGCTCAACAGTAGCCTGCACCCCTGTAGGTCGTACACCGCTCTGATAACGGATGTTTCCAACTTGGCCAACGCCAGCAACGCCTGTAATTTCAAAGTTAGCGTCCGCAGCAACAACCACAGTGCCAAGTTGCCCGAATCCAGTAACACCGTCCTCGATGATATTACCGTAAGCAATGACGTTAGCTTGGCCGGTTTGCCCTTCAGCCTGCATACCTTGGAGGATGACGTCGGAGTTTGCCTTGACAACCACAGTGCCAACTGCGCCGGTACCGAATACGCTGTCTTCAATAATAATTGCATCGGCATCAACGCTAACCGTAGCCACAAGACCCGCAGCCGAAACGCCTGTAACTCGTACGCTACTAACTGCATTAGCGGTGCCAATCTGGCCGGTACCCTGTACGCCAGTTACATCGAAGTTAGCAGCGGCACGGACGACAACAGTACCAACAGCGCCTGTGCCTTGCACTCCGTTGACGCGGTAGCCGACAGCGGCCTCGACGTGTTCAAGCTGAGCTACCCCTTGCACACCAGTAACGGCTACAAGCGCATCAACGACGCCAAGTGCCGCGAACGGGGCTGCTGCGAAGGGGGCTATGCCGAACATTTAGGGTTTTAGCCGCCGAGATATTGCGATAGCGCGGTTGCCGCTGTGCCGACGATGGCGAGGATGCCAGCCAGCTTAACTTTCCAACCCATCTTCGGCTTTTCGCCGTCCATAGGAAGTATCTTACCTGCGGCTTTCTTGAGGATCGCCTTCTCGGCTTCTTTCTTCAGTATGTTCTTAAAATCAACCATTGTAGTTCTCCTTACATCCAAGAAGCATATTTCTTGGTTTTCAGTTTGCGGTCGTCGAGCCCATGTGTACCACCATTAATACGCTTTGTCAGGGCAAGAATTGCAGCGTCGTTAATACCCTGATCGCAGATACCCCACAGCTTGTTCTTGTCAAAGAACCACAGGGCGCTCTCAAAGGCAAGTTCTGTGGCGACAAGGTCTGGGTTGTCCATGATGTCTGGGCGGTTTATATACTTGGCAAACTCAGAATAGTTAAATTTTCCAGTGAGTTGGAGAGCGCCGCGTCCGCGGTACTTCCAACCGTCGCCAGACGCTTCGTCGCCGTTTGCCATGCGATTGGCGTAGGCGCGGTTAGCAATCCGCTGCGGCTGGCGTTCATAAGCCTTGGCTATCGCATTTGTTTGAAAGTATTTATCAAACGTACCGCGCAGACCCTTTGCGCCGTAGTTCAGGTTCTCGCTGAACGCCTTGAAGTTGCCCGACTCATGCGCCGTTTGAGCAAAGAAATGCGCAGCCCGATTAGGCGATAATTTATAGTAAGCCGCAGCCGCCTTAAATGTACCCGGACCGAACGCACCATCTGCGGTTACTCCAATCTTTTTCTGTAAATTTATAAGGCTCATTTATCGTCCTTCCGATTATTCCATAGCTCAAAGAGCGTTTTGATCTTCTCTTCAGCCACACCCAGCCGCACGTCCATCTTAGCAAGGATGATCGTAAGCGTGATGAACGCAAGGACGATGGGCCAAAGCTGGCCTATCATCTCAACGGTGGAGAGTTCGCCCGCCATTATGCTGCTGGGTTGCGCCAGTCAGGGAAGTCGTCTTCATCAACCACACCGTCGCCGTTCGCGTCATAGCGTAAGTCGTTGCGGTACTTTTCCCAAGGGGCCATGTCGTCATCATCGTCATCTTCGGCTACCGGCTCAGGGTCAACAGGTCGGACCAACGGCACAGGGTTATACTCACCGACTTCGGGTTCTGGTTCTTCTGGTTCCGGCTCTGGCGCAGCCTCTTTGTCACGCGCATTGGCGTTAAGGCTTAGACCGCCAAGTAGCCCAACCAGTGCACCGATGATGGTCTGGAATGCAGGGTTAATCATCTCAAGGATGGCAGTGCTATCTACAACGTCGTTAGGCACAAACAGACCCACGACAAGCGCCAGCACAACCACAAGGATAACCGCAGATAGCGTGACGATGGCCACGCGGATAACAAACTCAACGGTGTCATTCACGCCGTCTTGCTTGCTTTCAAAATCACTCAGGAAGCTCATCTTTAATCTCCTCGTCCTTGGGCTTACTTGAGCCGCTGCCCTGCCCTGCCATCAATCCTGCCAACGCCCCGACGATGAACGTCGCAATAGGGTTAATCAACTTAAAAAACTCAGCGTCGTTGGGGGATTGCCCCTCCATCGGCTGCGATACAAACACCAGTGAGTATAGCACAGTTGCCACAATAAATGTAAGTGTCAGCGAAAGCACAATACCGACAATGAACCGCAGCAGTTCTTCTGGCGACCATTCACTTCTCGGCTTCATCTTCTTCACCTGTATTTATCAGCCACTCGGTGCAGTAGCCCATAGCTATGCACTTAGGCTTCTTGCAGATTTCCTCCTGCCAGTTCGCAGGGTCTTGGCAATCATACCGATAGCGGTCTTTGCAGCCAGACAATAATAACAACATCGAAATCAAAACCAAGCGCATTATAACCTCACAATGGACAGATGACCGCTGTATCCGTATCTTGGTAA